GATGGGCCGACGTCCGCCCGGCCTCGATTCGGTCGTGGATCGTAACGGGGCGGTGTTCGCGGTCGAAAAAGCGACCGATACCGTCACAGAGACCCTGGATTACGACGTCAACGTTTAGTTTCACAAAAAGTTCCTTTGTCGCTCCCCTTAGCCGAAGACATCGCGTTTCGTCTCGTCGAACACGTCAAGAAGCCGGTCTCGAAGCCCTTTGGCGACGTCGCGGATCGCCGGGTCGAGAAACGGTTGGGGGTCGTTCCCCGGGTGCCGGACTTCGACCGTCGTGACCCACGACCCGTTGACCTTGAAGCGGAGGTAATCGGCTTGTTTCGCCCGAATCGTATGGGGGGCAGCGCCGTACTCTTGCGGTCTGGCCGCAGGATGATCCACGACGACGCGGTATCGGAGGAGACCGTCGCGAAAGGAGTCGACCGACTCGTGGAGTTTTGTGTACCCATCGGGACGGTGGTAGTCCTCATCGGATTCGTCGGCCCGGGGGGCGTACTCCTCTGTGAGTCGGTGCAATTCTTCGTTCGCGTCGGCGAGCGCCTCGTCAAACCGCTCGCGGAGTAGTGTCGAGAACTCCTCGAAGCGATCGGCGATCCGTTCGGCTTCGTCAATGAGGTCGCCGATCGAATCGGCACCGAAGTCGTTTCGGGGCATTACCCGTCCGTCCCCTTTTCGTTGTCTTCATCATCTTCGCTTTTCTCGCGTTCTCTTTCTTCCTCACCTTCCTCTATTTTCGTCGTAGCACCATCCGGCACACTCGCCAACAAGTCGTCGGCGAGGTTGCCACCGACGCCGTCGATCGACTCTAATTCGGCCCGCGAGGCAGCCCACACGTCGCCGGGGGTGGTGTATCCAGCCTCGCAGAACACCTTCGCTCGGGCCGGCCCGATACCGGAAAGGTCAGTGAGTTCTGACGAGTGGTGTAGTTCGCGATCTGCTTCTGTCTCGTCGGGAGTTTCGTCCAGTGAGTCTTGCGACGAGCCTTGATCGGCTGGCAACTCGTCTAGCCCGTCTAGTTCGTCTAGTTCGGCGAGATCAGGCTCTTCGCCATCGTTCTCGTCGTGGTCGGGCATCTCATCGAAGGCTTCGGTGCTGCTGGCCCTCGCAGCGCCTGGGTCGCCCGGCGTTGCGTTGTCTAGGTCGGGGTCTTGATGATGGTCTTGTTTGTTCTCGTCCTCTTGTCCGGCCTCGTGCTCGCTCCACGCACCGGATGCTAAGAACAACTCTTCGTGATCCGTAGGGACGCTGTAAGTCCCCGACTGCACGTAAACCGCCGTGCCCGCGCCGCGATAGGCGTCGTGGTTCCGCGCCCATGACGCCTCGAACGGTTCGCCATCGTTTCTGGCGCGGTCAAAGGAGAGTTTTGTTAGTTCCATTTTTCTCACAGTAGGTCCATCCGTACGGATGACGCTCCGTCGTTCGATCCATCGTCAGGCCCACCGCTTTCGTCGCCCGCGGCGGTGTTGATGTCGGCGCAAACCTCGTCGAACTCCTCCTTGAAGTCGTCGGCGTACGCACGAATGTCGCTCGCTTCGGCGTCGAGAGAACCTCTCCGGGCGCTCGCGACGTGAGCGAGGTCGTGATACAGGAGGTATGAGGCGTAGAGGTTTGCCGCGAAGTGGTGACTCCGTTCGATGTTTACGATCGGGTGGCCGTCGTTGGTTCGTGCTTCGAGTCGTGACGCGGCGTCCTCTAGGTACCCTCGTTTCGTGGAGTCAGAGACGCTCGTGTCAGTCGGGATATCGTACGATCCATCGCCATCCTGTGTTGGTGGGGCGTCCGCTGCGGCGGGGCCGTGGTGTGGGACGCTGTCGACGTCTCCGTATCGAGGAGTAGGCTCAACAGCCGCTTCAACCACCACCGACATGTCGGCCTGTGTGTCCTGTGGCGGGTCAAGGGTGTCGTCGTCGTTGGTCATCTTAATTCAAGCAGGAAATCCCGGCCTCTAGGCCGAGGGAGGGAATGCGACACGGTAGTGACCAGCCGCTAATCGTTTTCACTGTCGGCGTCAGCAGAGTCTGCGTTTCGGGCGTTCTCGATCACTTCGAGTGCACCCTCGCGACTCTTGTCGTTCTCTTCGGCGTCAGCAAGGGACCGGAGTTCGGCGTCCGAGTAGTCGTGTCCATCGAGGTGGGATTCTAGTTCGTCAATGGTGACCTCGCCCGGATCGATCGACTCCTGCGGGTTCGCTGTCGTCAGCAGATCGTCAGCGCCTACGTTCTCGTCGGCGTCCTCGTCGGAAGCGTCAACATCCGATTCTGAATTACCGCCACCGCCACTGTCGCTACTACTGTCGGAAGAGGCTACGCTACCATCGGCCCGCGATTCCGAATTGAACAGGCCACTTCCGACGAGGTAGTCGTGTTCGGCCTCCGAGAGACCATCGATAATCGGCTCCGATCGGGTTGCACTTACACCGCCCAGTCGGCGGTAGACCGGTGGCCCGTCGTCGCGGAGCCGGACGGAGTGTGTGTTGTCAGATCCGCTGCTGGAACTATCGGCCATCTATCTACGCCACCGGGGGTTCGATGTTGTCTACGTAGACACCCGCCTCGTAGTCGCGGAACTGGAAGTCGTCCCACGAGTAGAGCGCGTACTTCGAGTGGAGGCGTTTGTCCTGGATCTCGTCGGAGTTCTGTAGCACGTTGAGTTCCATCTCGCCGTAGACCGCGTACACGAGGTTCGTCGGATCGGTGAACAGCATCGTGTCGTCGGGCATGTGCGGCGTCGCCATCGTGTCGAAACCGAACGGGTTGAGCGACTCATCGCCCGAGAGAAACATGTACGCCGCGTCGCTCTCGACGCCCGAGAGCTGGTACATGTAGTGTGAGAGTTGGTCCGAACTCATCATGAACACAGGGTTCTGGCGCTCGCGGAAGCGGTTGTCGAGCGTCAGGCGGACCTCGTGAAAGAGGTCAGTCGAAAGCGGCTGAGGCGTGGGATTGGCCGTCGCATCGTCGGTGGTGTCCTCCGAGGCGTCGACGTACGGGAAGGGAGGGTTGTTCGCGTCGCCATCGCGAGCGAGTGCGATCCAACCATCGTTCTGGTTGAAGTACGGATCGTCAGCCGTTCCGACCGCGTCCGAGTCGGCGCGAATGCCGATCTCTTCAGTGTCGGCCGCGTACTGCTCTTCGAGCATGTTCAGCGCGATGTCGACGATCTCTTCTTTCTGTGGGTTGAGGTCGATGACCTGCTGCGGGAGGTCCATACCCGTTGCGGCCTCTTCACAGTCGATCTGGACCATGCGGTTGCCGACCGTGGTCCGCTCGACGGACTGGCCCTCGCCGTAGGGGCGACGGACGCGGTCTGTGATATCGAGAATCGGGTAGCGACCCTTGACCTCAGGGACACGCGCCACCGTGATCGCGTCGAGAAGGGGCGTCGCCTGGCGAAAGCCCGTGTAGAAGTCATCGAAAATGACCTCGGGCATGATCCCGCCAGGAGTGATGTCCGTCGTCGTGACCGATTCTTTGAGGGCGCTTTCGACCTCTTTGATCGTCGGGCCGCCGCTGCGGACTGCTGCGTCGTTGCTCGTACTGGTTGCGATACCGTCCGTGGTGGTGTTCGTACTCATTGGAGAGGTTGAAGTTGGTTTTTCGGGGTAGACGATTCAGCCAGGACAGTTAGTCGCTCAGACCGAGATACTTCGCTTTCATCTCGGTTTTGCTGTCGGCTTCAGTTGTGTCGGCCGTTTCCTCCGCGCCGGCCGTCGATCGATCCTGCTGGCTGCCGAGTCCGTCGGCCTTGCCGATCTGCTCGACCATCTCGGCGGTCTGCGAGAGGGCCTGTTGGTTCTCTTCGACGCTGTCGGCGATCTGCCCGACGCGGTCGGCGATGTCGCCGACTGTCGGCTCGTCGTCTTCACCTTCATCTTCGTCGGAAGTGGCCTGTTCGTCGAGCTTCGTTTCGATCGATTCGAGGCGGTCTTCGACGGTTGGGCCGTCGTCTTCTTCGGTGTCCTTGTCGGCGGCTTCGGCCGACCGTTCGGCCATCGCGTCAGCGAGGTTTCCGGGGAGGTCGTCCACGGCTTCGGCGAGGTCGTCGTTCGATGCTTCGAGTCGGTCGAAACGGGTTTCGAGATCGTTTTCGTTCATCTGTAGGATGTCGCTTTTCGAGGTCGTACTGCGGTTCGTCGGGTCGTAGGGGTCGATGCTGCGCTCGGTGTCAGTGCCAGTGCCAGTGTCGAGAAGTGCTGTCAGTCCATCGTAATCATACTCCGGATCGGTGGCGAAGCGCATTCGGCCACCATCCGCGTCGGCGTCGCCGAGTGCGTCTAAGATGTTGTCGTGAGCGGCGTACAGTCGGTGGCGGTTCTGCCGATTCAGCGTCTTTCCGGCGCGTTCGGTATGCTCGCCAGATTCGCCGTCCGTGCCAGAGTCGACTGTCGCGGTTCGAAGGCCCCCGACCGATCGGGGACTAGCCTTCGTTGCCCGCTCGCCAGCGCCACGGTCGAACAGCCGGCCGAGAAAGCCCTTTTCCTCGACAGCGTCGTCGCCCATCGCCCGCTGGATGTACGACGCGGCGTCTTCGGCGTCCGTCGGCGAGTGGCCACGGCTCTCGAAGAAGGAAACGCCAGAGTCGAACGATTCAGTGAGGGCGGCGGCGGCTTTGGCAAGTGCATAGGAAGGTTGTTCGGCACGGGTCGCGGTGAACCCGGTAGCCGCGTCGGTATCAGTATCACCATCAGTATCAGTCCCAGTCTCGATCCCAGCCTCGGGACCGGTACCAGTGGTTTTGTGCGCGACGTGTTGGGCGCGCGGGACGGCGGGTTGATCGACGAGCGAGCACTCGTGGACAGACCCCGCAGTGACCTCACCCGTTTCCTCGTCGTCGATCGAGAGGTCTGCGCTTTCGAGACGGGTCTCCACGGCGTCGGGAACTCGGACATCGTCTGGAAGTTCGCCCGGATCGTACTCTTCGTGGCCCGTGACCCACATACCGATCGAGAAGCCACCGAACACGCCGCGCTCGACGAGACCCCATAGTTGATCGTCGTGGATCTTGAAGCCCATCAGCCACGTTCCGGCTGGATAGGTCCGGGACATCGGCCCGATACCAACGTCTTGGGCACGGTCGAGAACGTTGAACTGGGTGATGGAGATATGTTCGCCAGGGAACACCGCGTGCATGACGCCAGGGACACCGGCACGGTCGAGTCCGCTTGGAATCTCACCCGCCGGTTCGGCGTCGGGATCGGCGAGTGCCGTGGCGAAGTCCTCCGACAGTGTATGGATCGTGGATTCGCGGAAGAAATCGCCGTGGTGATCCAGTTCATCGGGGACTAGGACAGCACCGTAGACGATTCGTCGTTTCGGGTCGGCCGCCGAGAAGCGTGTGACCTTTTCGCGGTGTTGATAGCCCGCGGCTTCCATCGCCACCCACGTCGATACAGGCCACTCGTCTCTGTGTGTAGCAGAGAGTGTATCGGGTTTGTGGGCGACCATCGTTTCGGTGCTCGACCATTCGCCAGCCTCACCATCGAAGTCGTACACTTCGATACGTGCGGCCGGGGCTCCGACTACTTGGTCGCCGTCGATAGCGCTGGCGTACGCGCCCTCCGAAATCGTGTCGACGACCTTTCCATAGGCCTGGTCGCCCGACGTATTCCACGTGACCAAAGTGTCTTGGGCGAGGTCGTCAACATCTGCCTTTTGTTCAGTAGTGGGCCCGGGTGACGATTCGACCCCGGGGACATTCTCTTCCACATCGTCGTCCGGTGTCGTATCGCCGCCGTCCGACTCGGACATCTCAGTAGTGTTTTGGTCGGTCATAGTCAGATTGTAAGGAAGCAGCGGCAACCGAGTCGCTCGCGTGGGGGTAAGCGCCAGTCGCCAGGGTATCGCGCCGGACTTTGTGAGGGGCCGACGACGAACGGCTCGCCGAGCGGGACGCGAACACCCTCCATTGCCCGGTGGCTCACGCGGACCCGCGAATCCAGCTGCGTCCCCCACCGTTTCGAGTCGTTTGAGGAATCCTGAAACGCCGAGAGTTGCCCCCGGCCGATCCCCATCGATAGCTCCGCGTCGGCGATCCGTTCGGCTTCGTAGGAACCAGCCGATGGGAGTTTGAACCGAAGTCGATCGGCAATTTCTTCACGACTCATCCCAGCGTCGTTCGCGTCGACGATCGAACCCGCAATGTCGTCAGCCATCCGTCCCTTGACGAGATTCCAGTCTCTTCGGGCACCCCGATCTAAGTCGCGGCGGGTCGCGTCGAACGGGTCGCGTTCGGGGAGCGGGCCGCCGTCGGTGCGTGAGAATGTCGGTTCGGTATCGAGATCGAACCGGCGAACCGTCGTCTCACGGCCGCGCTCTGCTCCCCCGTAGGCCGTCTCACGGAAAGCATCGGCAATAGCGTCGTCGTAGCGGCTGAAACGGAGTGAGATGGCTCGCCGAACCAGGGCGAGTGAGGAGAGCGAGATGGCAACAGCGCCGGTGCCCGCGACCGCAGCGAGGATTGCCTCGTGGGCGGCCGTCAGTTGCTCGTGGATTGCCGCCGCCTGTTGCTCGCGGACATCGCGTTCGTCTGGTGGACGATTGCGTTCGGTAGTGTGGCCGCCTGTCGGGTGATGTTGGCAGGACATCGGCACGGACGAGGCTAGAACCGCCCTCTCCAGCGCTCTGTCATCAAGACTTCGTCTTTCATGGCGGCACACCACCGCTTTGGTGAGCGGATCTCGCCCTGCATATCGGCGACACACGAGGTGAACGACATCCCGAGCGAGCGCCAGGCTTTCAGGACCGATAGGCGCGTCCAGCCATTGGGGAGTGAAGAGAACCCTACTTCAGGATCGTCAACTCCTGGAAGGTTGAGTTTGTGTATAACTGCTTTTGCAGTGTCCCACTCGGCAGGATCTGACGGATCTTCCACGGCGTCGTAAAGCTTTGCCGTCTCGCCGTCTTCGGCAAGAGCGCCCGGATCGCCGCCTGTCGCGTCCGAGAGGAAGTCGTCAGTTTCAGCGAGTTCCGATTCGTTGAATAGTTCCGACCCGCCAGTGGCTCGGACGACGAGATAAAGCGGGTCGTCCGTGTCGGTTTCGACGTCTTCGGAGTCTTCCTCGCCGACAGGCCACGAAACGGTGCCGGATGTCCACACTTCCACGACCATCCCCTGTTGGCCGTCGCGGTATTCGACCGTATCGCCGGCTTCGTAGGCCGCGTGCTTCGAGGATTTTGCCGCTTCGAGTGGTCGACTAGCGTCCTGATGAGCGTTGTCGACCCCGTCACCGAACAGCGAGTAATCTGGGTTCGGATCTGCGGCTGTCGTTGCTCGCATCGCGGTCGCGGGCTCCGATGCAGCAGGACCAGGGGTGGCCGGCAGTTGCTCTGGCGTTTCGGTGGTGGTGGGCGAGTCGTCTGCCGGAGTAGAGCCGCCGCCCCCGCCGCCAGCCATGCGCTGTTGGATCTTGAACATGGACATCTCGCCGAGCGAGGTGGGTTCGTCGTCCTCGTCCGTCTCGGGTTCGAGACCGATGCTCTCTCGGACTTCATTAAACGTCATCGCGAACTGCCCGCCCGCGTTCCATTTCGTTTGGGCCACCTCGGCCTGGCGTTTATCGTTCTGCGCTAAGTTATGATGAAAGTCGAGCGTGACGCCCGGCGCGCCCAAGACGCGAACGTGAAACGCCCGGTAGATGAGTTCCGCAAACCGTTCCTGAAGCGGTTCGATCGTTTCGCGGGCGTAGTTTTGGAGTTGGGCCCACTGATTCGAGTAGTTGTTATCTGTCGGGTTGTAGATCGCTGGCGGACAGCCGTGCGACGCGCCGATATCCTTCTCGTTCGCTTCACGGAAGTTCCCCCACGAGTGATCCTCTTCGACGCCGACGGTGAGTGGTTCGATCCGGACTGAGACATCCTCGCCTTCGACGATCCGCTCGGCTTCTATGAGGATGCCCCGACCGGTGTTCTCCTCCTCAGAGAGGTCGCGGAGTTTCTCTCTGAGTTCGTCGTAGGCCCGGTCCGTGAGTTTTCCGCCTTCGACAGCGACGATGAAGCGCGGGACACCGTCGTTTTCGAGGAGGCGAGCGTTGTATCTCTTCGCCGCCCCGTCTGCGACGATCGTCGGAGCCTGAGAAATCCAGTCGGGTAACCCATAGTTCGGTGAGATCGACGAGTAGTTCTGGATGAACAGGAGTTCGTTGGCGGCCGTCCCGGCACCCTCTCGTGTCTCGTGTTTCTCGCCCGTCCATCGGTCGACGAAATAGGACTCGTCGGATCGATCGTCCTCGTCGACATGCTTGTTAGGCCGCGCCCCCAGTGGAGCGTAGAACTCCTTGATCCGGCCGATCGAATCGAGAGCAACGAATCCAGGGCCGGCGTCGTCAGTGCGTCGGCGAATGTTCTGTGCCGGGACGTGAGCAGCTCCCACTGGTTCGCCCTGGCGGTTGTACCAAAACTCGATCGCGCCGTAGCCGATTGACTCGACGTCTTCGAGTGCGGCTTCGAGGATATCGTCGGGGGCGACCTGCTGGTCGTTCGGGCCGAGTTGGAAGACGGTGTCGCGTCCGAACCAGAAGTCGCGGGTTTGTTCCTCGCCCTCAGGTGCCTCATCGTCACCGTCACCGTCACCGGCGTCGTCGGTTCGGCCGTGGCTTGCGTGCGGGACGACGTCGAACCCCGACCCCCCTGTGCTCGACGCTTTCGAGGAAACACAACGGTCGTGGGTGCCGTTTTTCTGACGGAAGGTCGCTAGCGACGAGGGGTCGTATGGGGGACGGATGTACCCCCGCACCGACTGGGTGAGTGTCGGGACCGTTGTATGGGTCCGGTCGGGGTTCTCCGCGTCGTCGGTTTGCTGGCTGCCGGGGCCAGAGTCAGAATCAGCGAGTTTGAGTGAGATCCGGTCGAGTCGCCCCTCGCGATACGCGTCGGCTATCTTGCCGTCGAGTTCGACTGTCGTTCCCGCGACGGCTTCGGTTTCGAGGCCGCGTAGTCCTGACCCCCTCGTTCCGTCGTGGCTGCCGATCTCTTCCCAGACGAAGTCCCGATCGCCAGCCTGGGTGCCCTGGCGCTCACCGACGACGAAGACCTGTTCTTCGGTAGGTCGGTCCAGGTGATCTCGTGTCACGGATAGACCTCTAGGACGCGTTCATCAACGACCCGATCACTCCGCCACCCGAGTCGTTCTTCGGTATGTCGGTAGCCGAACGTTCCCTCGCCAGAATGATAGAATATGCACTCACGACCCTTTATTTCCGGGTGAGGAACGTCCAGCGCATGAAGTATCTCGATCGAGAAGTCGCCGTCGTCCCACAGGATTAAGTTTAGTGTCGTCTCTGCACCGTCCGGAAACTCGTCTTGAGCGTGATGGCGGGCGCGGTCGACAGCGCGGCTGATTGTATCCGAAATACCGTTGTCGCTCACTTTATGACAGCTCCGTGGCGGTTTCGATAGCAGTCATCACAGTACCCGCGCGACCGGGTGAACGGGCTATCGAGCGTGGTGCCGCACGACCGGCACTCGTCACTATCTTGATTCATTAGAATGAGGCGATGCCGCCGTGATTCGACTCGATGGTGGGTCGTCCTAGTTCGACCTGTGCCGCCCAACAGGCCATCATGGCCGCGTCGAGATGGTCGGGCGACGAACCGTGTTGGTCTTCGACCTTGGATTTAGATGTTGCCTTTAGCACTTCGTCATCGCGCGACGAGTAGTACCGACGTTCGTATTCGACAACACGGCTCGCGGCAAGGAGTTGTTCGCGGAGATCGGTGTCGCCGTACGTCGCAGTGCCGAGCGTGTCGCCAAGATGGGAGAGACCTTCAGACCACTTGTCCTTGTACTCCGTATCGTCGAGCGCGTCTGACCCGCTCTTGAACCGATAATGCTCGGGGTAGAACGTGCTGATTCGATCCGCGAGTCCCGACCCCTCGCCGATAGCGTCCGTCGGGAACAACGGCGCGTCGCCAGCGTCCTGTGGCGTGCCGAGTTCATCGAGGAGGCGGCGCACACGGGCTTCATTCTCGTTGTGGTCTGTTCCGCGCCACGTATCGACGATCTGGATGTACGGCCGGTTGGTTGATGTCGAACCTCTAGCCCACACCGCGGCGAGGACGTTCTTGTCACCGCCGTGGCGGGCGACGTCGAGCCCGATTCCTGCTGGGACACCGGTCGTTTGGACGATCGACCGTTCGTGGGCGGCTTCGGCGTCGGTCGTCGTAATCGGCCGATGGACGCCCGCTCCTGCCGGCGGAATAAGCCCAAGCCGGCGACGGAACCACCGCTTATCGAGCGAGATGTCCGTCTGCGAGGTTTTCGCGGCTTCGTAGCCTGGCCACTCGCGGCCTGTGAACGAGAGCCAGTCCTGTTTGATCTTCCAGAGTGTCGCGAGGCCGTCGATGGGTTCGCCATCGACTTCGCCGCGCTCGACGAGTACATTGTGCGACTCAAAGCTAGAGAACTGCACGACTTCCCAGGTCGGGTCGTTGTGCCAGAGGTCGTAGACGACGTTAGACTCGTCTTCCGGCGGGTTCGCGATCGCAACGATCCGGTCCTGTGGGTCGGAGGCGAGTGAGTCCATCGCGTCAACAGTGTCACCGTCGACGTCCTTCTTGTCCGCCTCCTCGATGATCGAGAGCGTAAACGCTGAGTGAACTCCTTCCAATTCGCCCGCGTCTTCCGGCGACGTGGCCTCAAAGTAGTGTTCGGGGTTCTCCTCAAACTCGATCCGTTCGGGCGAGTGCTTGTACTGGCCTGGTAGTTGGGTCCCGAAGCGACCGTGTTCGTGCAAATTCTTGATTGGTTTGCAGTACGTCCGCTTCATCTTCTTTTCCGTCCCCGACGTGGCGAACGACACGGCCGGGTACTTGAACAGGAGCCAGACGATCGTGATCGCCGCGAGGATGTACGATTTCCCCAGCCCATTGGCCGTGACGACGAGGATCTTGTGGTTCTCGACGATCGCGCGGCAGATGTCTCGCTGGGCACGCGTGACCGTGATTCCGAGGACTGTTTCGATCGCGTCTTCGAGCCACGTCGGGTCGTCGCGTTGGGCGCGTTTGATGAGGTCCGAATAGAGGTTGCGGAATTGTGCGAGGTCGTCGGTGGCCGAGTGGCTAGCGCGTTCATCGGCGAGACGAGCCGCTTGCTCCGGGATTTCGGGTACGTCAATACTACTCATCGG